GCAGCTGAAAGCTGATCGCTGATACGGCCGCAACTCCAGGTTCATCATTGTCGCTCACGATGTAAGCGCGCTTGATCCCCAGCCGACGAATGATGCTCCAGTCGGTACGGGCTGGGCTCAAGGCTCCGCCGATCCAACCGAGGTGCGCTGCAGAGGCTAATTCGTCGCCCCAGGGGTGGTTTTTAAGAGCTTCCAGGGCTTCAGGGGACTTTCCCTCAACCATCCACCGAATATAGCGTGCAGCCTTCGCCCCTTCATGGATAAACACTGTTGAATTGGTCTTGAGCTGCTCAATCCCCCAGAGCGGCAACTTGCCTTCCGGTTCCATGGCCCGCCAGACGTTGTCCGACCAATATGTCCAAGGGATGTAGCTTCTGTCGCCCTTCTTCTGGATGCGCTGCTGGATCATTATGATGTTGTCACTCTCATCACGGAACTCGAACAGGCTCTCAGGCTTAGCATTCTTCAACGCATCCGGCGCGTTGCGCATTGAGTCGGGCCGAACGTGCTCTGGCCATTCGGCCTCGGAACATTCTTGGGCGATACTGGCGGCTTCGGCAGCTGTTGGCGCGTAAGCCATCGGCGCTGTCACCTCGCCCGTCTTGGAAACTGTTATGACGGCAACGTCCTTCCAGTAATCGCCTCGCCGTTCCTTCAACACTGCTGAGTGGAGGCTGCGCGCCTCTGCGCCAATGCGGTTGAGGTAAGCGCGAACAGCCTTGATGCTAGTGAGGGAGGTTATCATGATTGCCTTTCAAGAGGAATAACTCGAACAGTCTTGCGTGGGAAGTCACAGTCGGCGCAATAAAATGCTAGCAATTGGCAACCATCCTTCAATGTGACTTTTTCGACAGTGAACTGATAAAATTGGCCGCTTGCACTCGGGTCTTTTTGGTTTGGCATTACGACGATGATGCTGCTTGGCCCTTCACTGTTTAAGAAACTATCAATAGCTTCCTGCGTCAAGGGACTTGAATTAAAGGCAACAACAGCCTCTGAGTGTTTTATCAAGACTTCCCCCGATTTTCTAAGTTTTCGTTTTTGCCCGTTTTTGCGAGCCTGCGGGTGACTAATTTTTCATCAGCAACCCTTCTGTTCCACCGAGCGAAGCATTCTTCTGGTGGGTATGCAGGGTCGAGTTTGGACTCACCTTTTATCCAAACCTCTCTGTCGTAAAAATAAACATCGCATTTGGGGCAACCTACATGCCACCAAAGACGGCCATAGGTGCTGCCACCACCATTATTGTGTTGTGCTTCTAAACCACAAAATGGACAAGGCTTGAGCAATTCATCAACAACTGCCATTCGACTGTTGATTGATCCGCTTTTTCCATCGTCGCCCATCACTTATGCTCCTTCAAATAAGCGCCATTCAGTTTGAACATCACTTCTTGTGCCCGCTGAACAAGATCATCGAACAACTTCTTGGTGCGCACGTAGTTCATGCCGAGCGTTGGGCGGTAGTTTTCAATTTGCGAGAGGAACAACCCTGTATCAATAACGGCATCTTTGAAATCGTTGGGTGTCTCTGGCACACCAATCTTCAAACGTTCTCGCCAAGTTTTCGCTTGCTTTGGAATTGTTGTTTCTTCCACAACACCTTCAACCAGTGTTGAAACTGAATTCAGTACAACCATTGCTTCTGGATAAGCAGTATCAACACCAACATGAACGTCACTTGGCACAAACCATCCCTGAATGTCGGCGAGGCAGAAGTCCTTCTCAACATTGTCCTCAAGGTTAAGCGCCTTCAAGAACCATTGCCGGCCATTATGAAATCGCGTTTCGCCATACCATATTTCCAACGGGAACACCTCGCGCTTACGCCGTTCACCTTTCCAGTTCTTGTAATCGATCGTTACAGCTTGAGAGTATTTCATTTCTCTTTCTCCTTGCTTACTTTACCAGGAACACAAAGTTCCGTTTGGTCATTAGACTTCTTGCCGCAGATCAAGCACACCCAATCGCTTTCAGAGAATTGTGGGTTGTCAGTCATCAAATCTATCCTAATACCAAGTTGACACCGCAGGTCTTAGAAAAGTCTAAGGCTTGAGCGAGGGCTTGTTGCAATTCATCACGAGATAAATCAATCAACGGCTTGCCTTGGAACCGAATGTCTTGGTGCCTGAGCAGCGCCATGTGACCTTTCGGAACGTAAACCAGTCCATGGGGTGATGGTTCTTCAAATCTGAACTCAGTCATGTCAATCGCCTCTAGCTTTGTTAATCAATAAAACACTCAAGACAACTCCGAAAAAACACAACACCCAAATCATCCCTTATCTCCTGCTGTGGGCGTGTGGCGGCTTAAGTTCTTGTAGGCCCTACTTTCTTGCCATGTGTTTCCGCCTGCACTAGTTGTGTGTTCTTTAGTTCCCTCCATGAAGCCTTCATTGTACGCAGCACGAACCGCATCATTGCCAGCGCGGGCAGCGGCGAGTTCGGATTGGATAAACTCACATAGATCATCAACTGGACTTCCAGTTCGCATGATGGCTTTGCGTTGCGCTTGTTGGTAAAAATCTTTGCACCGCTCGCGCAGCTTCTCAATCTCAATGTCTATCATGTCACCATCCTCCTTTGATTGCTGTTGCGACAAAACCCGCCTCAACGAAAAACGCAAAAGCCGCTATCAAGCCGTAGAATAGTTTGCCCTGCCAAGTCATGCTTTTCTCTGGTTCAATGTGTGCATTGCTTCCTCGACTGCCTCATAAAAATATTCATATTCGTCCTTGGTCAAAATAATAGTTTCGTGGCCCTTACGCACTCTGACAAAGGGATGTTTTTCAATTTCAACAATTGAAATTTTAATGTCTCCATATGACGCGAGAACTTGCAAAACTTCTAAGTTTTTCATCGGGGTTTCCACGTTCACTTTCCATTGCACCATATCATTCTCCTATTTGTTTGCCGCGAGAAAAGCTTCGATGGCTGTGGGGTTAGTCATCAGTTCCTCCATACATATCAGCCAAGAAGTTCTGCTTTATCACAGCCTGCTGCTCCGGGCTTAATGTATCCCACTCCGAATTAGGGGCGGCCTCTGATGGTTGTTTGGGTGCTGCTGCAATCATGGCTTGCCAATCAGCCGTTGACCAAGCACGATTAGCGTCATCATCAGAAATATGCGCATCGGCCCAGTTTTGCGGCTTGGCGAGTGACCACGCTTCAATCATCGCCTCAGTCGGTTCCTTTGGAACCACCACATGCGTCCCACCTGCAATAAGCTCGCCCATGGTAATGAGAGCGGAAAGGGCTTCATGCTCCTCAATATCATCCGGTGGCTTCAAGCGGCCCAGCAGTAGCTTTGCGTTAGCGATGATGTATGGTTCAATCTTTGTCATTGGGTTAATCCTTCTTACTGCGTTGTTCATAAACGAAGCGCATTTGGCTTTCGTAATGTTTTTGAATTTCTTCTGATTTTGATGGAGAGCCAGCGCATATGAAACAAATGGGTTCGCCCTTCGGGCCATAGGGGCGCATGTCCCACGCGGGCGTACCGCAAATTGAACACATTTCTAAATCGCGCTTCATCCCTTATCTCCTGCTGTGGGTGTGGGGCGCTTGAGGGCGCGAGCTTCGTCTTGAAATTTATCAAGCATGAATTTTGACCAACTGCATTGCCCGTCTGTAAAGAACCGATCTTCTGAGACCAAATCTAAGCAGGTATCGCGCCCTTCATTCCACACCGCATCATTGCCAGCGCGGGCGGCGGCGAGTTCGGATTGGAGTTGGACGATGGCAATCTCTGCATCTAACACAACATTATGCGCTTTTACAAAATCTTGGCGCCTCGCTTCATCGGCCCCTGATTTGTAAAGTTCGGCTGATTGTCTCCCGCATATTCCGCTTGTTTCGCGCAATCGTTCCAGCAGTTTCTCAACATCATTCATTTGGGCAGTTCTCCTATGGGTTTGCCTTTAACCAGCCATCGGCTCCAGCTAAAGCCATTTCTATTTTTGGGCATATTTTGCAATTTTGGGCCTCGCATAGCACAACCCACCCTTCATCCATTGTGGCAAGCAAAGCACCTTGCAGTTCCACGATCAATGCGCGGGCTGGGTTTGGCTCGACTTGTGGGAGCGGCGAATGTTTTGGTTTTGCGGCCTGCTTGGCTCTGATCTTTTCAATCTTCGTCCAAACGCGAGTTAACTCCGTTTCGCCACCATCGTGCATGTCAATACCATTGGCTAGACATAGCGCCGCCATCGTTACCATGACACCACCAACTTCCTGATTTATGTCGCCTTGTGGTCGGCCATAAACATACTCAACTAACTGGTGGGCTTCTGATTGTGTACAGCCGATAGATTGTACCAATTCAAGGGCTTCTTCTAAGAAGCGGTGATTGCGTTCACCTTTGTCTTTGCTTATCTCGGCACCGAAGCAAGCTTGCATCCAATCATTGACGCGGGTTTGAAAAGTATCAGCCATTGTCTTTACTCCTAAGTGAGCTTTCAAATATCGCTCTACAAATGCGGTCGCCAAGTCTAATTAGCCCCAACGAAATCGATGTTATGAGGCCCGCAATCGCAAGCGGGGTGTTTTGTTCAAGGACAGCGCCAAAGCATGTTATTAAACCCATTGCGTATCCAATCAGTCCTACCCAATCACCAAACGTTTTCATTTCTTCTGGTCGCCAGTTATCAGTTGTTTTCATTTGGGCAGTTCTCCATCTAGCAGCGCAAGGGCATTCTCCGTAAGACAGATATACATTTCCACAGTGAGAACAGCCCAACGCCTCACGCACGGCTTCAATCGTGGCGCTGGGAAGGGTTTGGGTCATGGGATTGCTTTCTCATAAAATCTATGCAGGCATCTAGTTTTCCGACTGATTGGCGTGGGCCGTTCTCATCGTCACGATCTCGCGTTAGGTTGCATTTCTTGCCACTCCGGAAAACGCAAAGAGTGCAGTTTCTCGAAGGTGTTCCTCTGTGCGCTCCTGTTCTTCGGTGCGGCATCCTCATTCTCCCTTAAACCTGTCAGCATAATCTATTTTCAATTGGGCGAACTCAGCGTGGGTGATGCAAAGCTTTGGCTTTGTGAGGCCAGCGAGAGCAAGAGCGTAAAAATGATGTGTGAGTTTTTCATGCTCCACCCTCGCAATTTGACACAGCCTTTTCCAATTCACTAAATAGGCCTGAGAAATGTTCAATTTGGTCATTGTCACATTTGGCCTTGTTCATTATTTCAACAAGGTCATCAAGATGAAGCTCGCTTACCAAACGTTGCGCCGCGCTGAATACCAGGGCTTTCTTATCACGAATATCTTTAAATTCAGGATAGCTCATCATCGTCCTCCTATTGGGTTGTCGCGTGGCCGATAAACCCTCGCAGCATGCTCATCGCAATAACTGCCACGACATTCCACCCCGCATATTTTGCTGGACTTCTTGATCCATTGGCAAAGCCCCTTAGGCTTAAAGCCTAACGGCCCTTTATAAGGGGCATTGAGTTCTAACGCTTGACCATCAATCTCTTTGAGTGCAGGCTTTTTGCGTGGGCCACGCGCCCTACGAGGAACAACAGTCTTGCGCTTTTGAGCCTCTATATAAGCGGGCAGTTGATGAAGTTTCAACCGCGTCATCCGCCCAATAACGCTGTTGCGGGTGAAAGGTTCTGCGGAGCACTGCCTCACTGGAAATTCCTTGGTTAGTTCAATAGCAGCGAGCGACGAACTGACTGCTTCAACAATGAGCCAATGCTCAAGCCTTTGGTCTTCAGCTTCAGTCCAGGCTCTAATTTTATTTAGAGGTTTAGCCACTAGCTTTTCCCTCCAACGGCAGTTACTGTCAATTCTGCACCTGCAGGCACCAGCACGCGCTTGCGGTTAATTTTCGTAGGGGAGTAGTAGTGGTTTTCATTGTAGAACCCCTCGCGCAATAAAAAGCCCCGCCCCCAAACTGTCTCGATAAAGCTCTCACCATTCGAAGCGATCGCAAGTTTGCGGCGAATTTTGAAAATAAACACGTCAATAATCTTAAACTCAGGAGTGTCGAAGCCACCATAAAGATAGTCGAATAGCTTGTCCTTGGTAACCAATTTACCTTTGCGCAGTGCCAGCAATTCCAACATCAGGTATTCTTTCGGCGTGAGACGAAGGTAGTTTTTCAAAACTTTGGCCGACTGTGAATCAATGTCAACCGTCAGGTCGCCAATTTGGATGGCTGATTCAAAGTGGCCGTGCCAGCGGCGCACAATCGCCTTTATCCTCGCTACAAGCTCATCCCTGTGAAAGGGCCTAATCAAGTAATCCGAAGCACCAAGGTTCAGCGCTAAAACTTTATCTTCAATGGAAGTCACACCAGACAAAATCATGATCGGTACAGTTATTTTTGCAGCTCGCAGGCGCTTTATGACATCAAATCCCGATATATCAGGCAGGTTCAAATCCATCAGGATGATTTCATAATCATAGAGCTTGGCCAGTTCGATACCTCCCTCACCCGTATCAGCCGCTGTGACGGTGAAGCCTTCGGCCATTAGCCTCAGGGAGATTGCCTCAGTGGCATCCCTATTATCAATCAGCAAAACTCTCATGTCATTGCACCCTCTGCTTGAGTGTCAAGGTGATCTCAACAACGTCCATTGAAGGGCTTTTGAACTTCACCCAAGCCTTTTCAATCCGCTCATCAGAAGTCGCAGCACTCGTCAATATGGCCTCTTCAGTAAGAAGATAATTCACGATAACCCCAATACGGCTTTCATAAACCGTATTGACTAAAATCACTCCATCCTTCACCACTGCCCAAGCTGGAGTTTCCTTCGGCCCGAATTCAGGATAGCTCATGATCTTTTCATCCACCAAAGTACAATATCAAAGCGCTCAGAAAGTAGCCCCATAAAGCCACATCCGCAATAAATCATAAATAACACGACCGCTGCGAGAACATATTCCATTTTCACCATCCTGCTTTAATTATTGTTGCAACTAAAAACACCAATGCGCTCCACACAAACACTGCAAGCAAGCTATAGAATAGTTGGCCTTTCCAGTTCATGGTTTCCAATCCCAATTGCTGTAAAGCAACCCTTGGAAAACAGCAATGCGTTGGTTCTTGTCAGTGAGGTCAAGACGCTTGCAAACGGCTGTGGCCTTTTTATGATCGGAGACAAACTGCGCCGATTGACTGATGATCAGGTTCACATTCTCTTTTGAATCACGCCAACTCATAAAGGTGCTTGCGGCTTCCTTGTAGTGTTCACCACCTTCCCACTGATAACCATAATTGTGAAGTGCTTCCATAAATTCAATGTTCACTTCTCCAGGGAGGAAAACAAGAAAGTCCTCATCGGCTTCCGGCCTTGGATTGCTGCAGGTGACGCGGCTTCCGCATGGGGTGATTTCACAACCCAACGAAAGAAGGTAGTTCATGGCTTCAGTTTTGTTATCCATCACATCAATCCAATCGTCACATTCTGTCCGACTTTCTCTTGCACTGTCTTTTGGTAGCTTTCAGCCTCACGCTCCATCCCCTCAGCAAGAGCTTCGAAAAGTTCATCCTCAGTGATAAGGCCTTTCTTAATCAACAATCCAGTCAATGAACCTTGATCAGCTTTAGTCAAGTCAATGCCAGTGCGCATATGCTTCGGTTCAACTGAAGCGAACCTTACGCCGAACGCCTTTTCATGCTCGATCAAAAAGCCAATCGCAGTTTGAACCTTATGGGCAGCAGCCTCATAACGGGTCATAAAATCTTCTCTTGTCACAATCCAATCTCCTTCAGCGTGCGGTGGTAGTCTTCATAATTCAAAGTTGTATCTTGCGCCCAAAGAACCAAGTCAGTGTGATTAAATTTCGATAAGATATGCTTCCTCAGCTTTTGGTGAGCTTCCCAATATTGTTTTGTGTGGTCGCCGTAAGCCTTACGCAATGCGCCGACCGCGTCCCACATTTTCGCTTTGGGCGAGTTTGGCCGGCATGGGCTTCCATCTTCATCGCGCGCATTGGCGTTGCGCGTCCAGCACGCTCGAGTAAAGATTACGTCACTTGCATTCATCATGTCAGAACTTCTTTCCGCCTTCGGCCAACCGCGCTTCGGGCTTATGATCAGCGCGATTGCGGTTGTAGGCTAGCTTCTCCATAATTGCACCATCAAGATCGATATGGAATTCTCCACAATAGTCAAGAACCCGAATGACAAGATCAGCAAACTCAACTTCTTCCATTGGACGATTTGGAAGATGATCATCCATCTTGTTCTTGCGATAGCCTTCCATCGCTTCAGCAATTTCCGAAACCATCAGCATCATCATTTCTGGCCGATTGCGGACAACTTTTTCACCTGTCTTAGGGTCGTGCCACCAAGTGTCATTGCCTTTTCGAACAGTTCTTGAAAGAACATTGAAATTAAGCATCATCCCTGCGCTGTAATATTGCTCAACTCTATGATACAAATCGAACATAATTTTTAAGCCTTCGGCAAGCTGTCGGTCTTTCTTGTGGTCTTGCATTGCCTTTGCAGCTTCGATGTGTTCTTCAACAATTTCCAGTGTTTCTTTATTCATCAATGGGCCGAATATAAATCTTTTCTGCATGTTATTTCTCCTTCAAAATGGCACTTCGGTTAAACGTTGGCTGGTTTTTGGTGCTTTTGTTTCTCCGAGGATGAACTCAACATCAACAACGTCACCCTCCGAGAGCTCATGCCAATGATCGGTGATAAAATTGTGGGCTGTCTTAAACGTTCGGTCACCCCAAGAGTAAGGGTCGTTGTTCGCTTTTCCATCAGCGCGCAATGGCGTGATCAAAATGTTAGGCTGCTTATCGCAAGGGAAGCCATAAGTGCGCAGCGCCCAGCATTGATAAGCATGCCTTTCAGCTTGGTAATCCCTCGAGGTGTGCCGATCATTAATGCTAATTGGTGTTGGATTCATATCAACACAAAGCACTAGAATGAAAGTTGCACTATCACGGATTTCTAGGATTTTGGTTTGCATGTTAGTTCTCCTTTTTCTTCCTGCTTCTATCTCTTCGTCTGCAATTCTCTTTGTGGGTCACGACTTCAAGATGCTCTTCCTCAATGCACATTCGGTTCTTGCAAATGTGATCAACAGTCATGCGCGGTGGAATGTAACCATAAGCATGCGTTGCGATAACGCGATGAACAGCAACAGTCTCGCCGTTCACGCTGCCGCGAGGATAGCTGTGCCCGCGCCCATTACGACCGCGACCTGCCTTACCGCTGCTGTGGCCTTTCCAAATTCGGCAGGGCTTCGACAAGCCATTGTCAACCAACAATTCAGTGTTGGCCATCAGGCGTTCATAGATGTCATCTCTGCGGCCCATTATTGCTCACCATCGGCGTAATAATTCTCATCATTGTCGTAGTAATTCTCATCAGGCTCAAACTCAATAACAAGTTTGTGTTCCTTTCCGCATTTCGCACAGATGTATTCAGTTATGTGTTTTCCTTCCTCTTCAGACCAAAGGCTCATCCAAACATGGTCGCAGAAAAATCTCTTGATCAAATTGAACATCTATTCCTCCATGTCCCCAATGTAGCGAACGAACTTGACGTTGATCATTCGGAAGTCCTTCGGTATTGTGCCCTTGATTGCGTAGAGTGCCTTGCCCGGACGCCCACGCTCAACAATCGGTTGCCCAAGCACTTCATAGTCATGCCGATCGATCTTGGCGAAGATGGTGTCAGTGTCATCTGTCAGACGCAAGTTTAGGGCTTGGCTTGGGCCTTTGAATTCATAGCCACGCTTCTGAATGTTGATCAATTCATTCTCGTCCTTCGGCTTGATCTGGCTGAGAGTGCAGAGCACCATCACGTCTTGATATTGGCCATTCACTTGACACTTCTTGACGTCAGTGGGTGGGCTGTGGATGTTCCTATCAGCTGGATTAGGCATCAGGTTTTTGAAGCGGGTGCCAATTGGCCACAAGTCATCAATGTCAGTCTCAGGATTGGCCAACAACTTTGCGGCGCGGCCCGCTAGTGGCTCACCGCGCGCACGTGATGAAAGGATTTGCGATACGAGCTTCGGGCCAATGCCCTTCACAGAGCTCAGCGGCCCAACCAGCAACTTGCTATTGTCACGGTATCCTACGGCCCAATTGTTGGTTGACACCTCAGCATCAACTGGCACGTAGCTGATGCCTTCACGGTGCATCTCGCGCAGCATTGAGATTTGGGCTTCGGGTGTTTCGGTATGGCTGAGGGTTGCTGCAGCGAACTCAACCGGATAATGCGCCTTCAGCCAGCAGCAGTAATAGCTTACCAACCCATAAGCAACAGCATGCGACAAATTAAAACACCACGCGCCGTACGCACACAAATCTGTCCACACCTTATCAGTGACATCTTGAGGGATGCCTTTTTCCAAAGCGCCCTTCTTCCATTTGTCGCCATATTGATTGAAAAACTCTACCCCGAGGCTCTTGCTCATTGCTTTACGTAATGCCGAAACATCTCCCCAGGAAAGTTCTCCAATTTCGCGGCCAATGATCATAATCTGTTCTTGAAATGCGACCACACCAAGAGAGCTTTTCAAATAAGGTTCAAATATTGGATGCGGATAACTTTCTTGCTCTCTTCCAGTCTTGACTTTTATCCATTGATTTGTGCCGCCTGTGTTCAATGGACCAGGACGCGCAAGAGCAGTGATGGAGACGATGTCATTCAATTCAGCAATTTCAACTTGATCTGTGATGCTTTGCAACGCCAACCCATTGAATTGAAAAACTCCAGAGTATGACCCCTTGTTCAAAACCTCAAATGCCAATGGATCATCCAACGGAATTGAATTTAGATGGTTCATCGGAAGCCCAGCCATCTGCAGGCAGTCCTCAAACACTGAAAGTTGAGTTAGTCCCAAGGCATCGATTTTCAATAACCCAAGATCTTCTGCATCCTTCTTGTCACATTGTGTTGCGCCAGTGCGCGCATCAATGCCGACATAATCAATAATAGGTCGCTCGGTGATGATCATTCCGGCAGCGTGCTGACTGTAATTTTTAGGCTCGCCTTCCATCCGTACGCCGATTAATATTTCTGGATATTCGTTGATCAACTCTTTGCCTACTTGAGTTTCCTTCAGGGTGTCCTCAGTGGCTTGCAACGCACGTGAGTCACCACCTGAGCGATCAATGATCGCGTCGGTCACTTTGTCGATCTTCCAGCGCGGTATATCCAACGCAGCAGCAGTGTTTTGCAAAACTGACTTCGGACGGAGCAACGAAACTGTTCCAAGTCTTGCAACGTGATCTTTGCCATACTTCTCGGCCATATAATCAAAGACCATATAACGCTTTGTGTCGGAGAAATCTATGTCCACATCAGGGAGCGTTTGATCATAGTAAAGTTCATTGTTGAATGGAACAAATTCTTCACTCCACCCAAGCAGGTATTCTGCTGCCAAGCCGATTGTGCTCTGCGGCTTAGGGCCAGAAAGATATTTCTGCAATACGACAGAAGCTGTTATTGAGTGATTGATATCTCGAAGCTCTTTGGCAGAGTATTTCGCCATGCGCTCTGGAATAAAATTAAGCCCCATTTTGTCCCTCTAATAATTTCTCTATTTTTGGATTCAAAAACCATCCACCTCTGTTAACGTCGATGAAGCGTTCAAAGATCAATCCATATGGAATTGGGTCAACGGTAGTGATCTCAAGCAGGTAGCAAACGAGAGAGCCGCAAGAAGAACCACGTGCAGGGCCAACGATCATGCGTTGCCTTGCCCATTGGCAGATGTCAGCGATGATGTAGAAGTAGTCCTCAAATTCCTTCAGCGCGATTAGGTCAAGCTCTCTATAGAGCCTCGCCTTGTAAACCGGATCATTCAAGTTGCACCCCAACCTCGCCGCTCCTTCAATGCACATCGCTTCAAGGGTTTGTGGCTTCTCAGGAACTAGCAAGGTGCTAGCCAACTGGTGAGCGTTGGAATTCGCAAATATGAATTCACGATTGCTTAGGCTCTGGGTGATATTCTCATCACCAACACCACGGTGTTGAAGGTCTTTGATCAACTCAGCATTGGTCATCAAGTGCTGCGGATAAGTCTGAACAGAAGCATCGCGTCCAAGCTGAATTTGAAAAAGCTCTCTGTCTTCCGGTTCAATGTAACGATTGTCACTTGCCAAGACGAAGTTGCGGTTGAGCTCGCTGGCCTTTTTATATTGGGCGCGGTTCATTGAAGGTGAAAGTGCAACAAAGATGTCTTGGGGAAGTTCTGAATAGTCAGACTTTGAGCCTGCTATCTTGAATACGCCTTCAGCCCTTATGGCTTGTTCCATCGTCAAAAGAGGCACGTAGCGGAATTGATTCGTGGCCAGCAACAACAACTCATGAAGTGGGCGGAGGCTGTCCTGCGCGATGAACGTCCAATAATCAAAGCCAGGCTTCTTCTCATTCACTGACTTGGTCACAGCCAATTCAATCCCGAAGATGGGCTTGCTCCCTGCCTTCTTGCAAAGCTTTGTCCAACGCGTATGGGCGAAGGTGCTAGCAGTGTCGGTGATGACTGAGAAGCCGCCTGTTATTTCTGTCACCTTCTTATGATTGGCATTCAGGTTGCCAATGGCATTGCGGAAGGAAAATGCTGTTCGGTTACGAATTGTCACACTCGGCTCCAACAAGAATTGAACTCTTCATCAGTCAAAACGTAAAATTTACCATTGTCCCTGACGATCCAATGGCCTAAGTCAGCGTCAGCTTCTGTGTCGGTGGAAGAGCAGATATTGATATAGCGATCATTTGGGCTTGCATTATTTATGCCGCAAAGCTTACCGTTGGCCCAACGCGCAAGTAAGCAACCTGCCTCAGTTTGATCATACGCGAGGTCGGTCAACTCTACTCTTGCTGCAGCAACTAATCTTTGAACAGGAGTGTAATTCTCAAATGTTCTTTGTGCCATCACGCATCTCCTTTACATTTCGTGATTAAAACCACTCCACAGGATTTTGCCTGTAGCAACATGGACAATGACTAATTATTTGGACTTGATCAGTCCAAGGAGTTTCGCCACCATCATCGTCACTCTCTTCTAAATCGAAATCACCATCTATTGCATCCAGAAGGTCAATCGCCTCAGTAACGTCAACACCCTCATCCAGCCCCAATTGAATTATGGCTTCAATCTTTTGACGCTCTGGGGGAATTTGTGGTGGTTTCATTTCATCAAACTTGATCATGACGCTTCCTTTTCGGGTGACGCATTAGCCTTGTCGGCTTCCCAATCGTACTTCAAATAATCATCAACAGCCTCAATGATAGTATCTTTGTCTTCAGCCTCTTTTATCTTGTCAACAAGTTCATCGAAGTGCCAGAGCAGCGACCGTGCTCTTGATCGTTCATCAGCAGCGTTTTTTAACTTAGCATTTGAAAGTTGATACTCGCTGATTGAAATAGATTTGTTATATCGCTTCACAATGTGCGGAATACTGACGTTCTGAAATTTCGCTTGAATGTCTGCTGCTGCTAAGGCTTCTGGTTCATGAAAAAACAATTTGTCTTCTGAGTAAACGCTTCCGCTACCAACACCCGTTTCAACGCACATATACTGCGCATTGCTATCGCCACTGTAAGGCTGCGAGTTATATTGAACGCTGCCGATGGTCATCTTCTTGACAGCAGGCTTGAAGGTTTGATAATTCAAGGACAGCGTATCGTCGGATAGATACGCAGTGCAACGCGGACACGGGAATTCATATTCTTCGCCTGCTGGTGACGTTGCCTTCCATTGGCGAGTTCCGTTGCAATCAGGGCAGGCATGTTGGGCTTTTTCAGAGGTGGTGTATCCCCAATAGACGACATCACCCACTGAGAACTTTGTTGAGATTGTTGTCATGGGCGTGTTCCACCTTGCTCTACAAGGCCACAAACGCCAGTGCGTGTTCCATCTGGTCGCGGTCTTGTCCACACTTGACGGTAAGGCCCACCTTCGTAATCAGCACCAGTCAAGAGTTGGCCATCCTCGCTGCTGAACGTATGTGTCCAACCTTCCCCTTCAGGCAATGGGTAGTGGGCATAATCAGGGCCTGTGGTTGACGTGCTTTCACTAGCAACACCTATCCACCGCCACGCCATACAGGTTGAACCTTCGCATTTCCCTGTTGCGGTTTTTTCGCCATCACAACAACGTTTCGTTTTTGCTTCATCTTCGGTCATCAAATGATCCCTTTCTCTTCTGCGAGGCTTTGTTTCAGGCTGATGGTGATTGTCTTGCCATCAGTACTCTTTTCAAATTCAATTGCTGATTTTGGCAACCAGCACTTTTCTTTTCCGCCGTGATCAATCAAGACAGCCTTCTCAGTCTCGTGAACCATAACAGCAGAAATTTCGACGATTTCGGACTTCATACGTCACCCCTACGTTTCATTTCAAAAAAGCACCGCACCATAGCGTCAACGTCTGGCTTAGCTCTATGAGCAGCGTCAAACGGTTTATCAAACAAGAACTCATGCAGCTCAATCAGCTTCAAGCGCCGCATCTTGTAATGCTCGCTGGCTTCAACAGTGCAGATTAGGGCAGGCCATTGAACAGCGTCAAGCCGCATCCGTAAGAAGTCAAGATCAACAACCGTCTTGTCAAAGGACAAGTTGTGTGCAACAGCAAAGTTCGCCTGCTCGAAGAGGGCTTTGATCTTTGGGGCGAACTCAGGCAGCATGGGTTGATCAACAAGCATCTCATTAGTGATGCCCGTTATGTCAGTTATCTCCTTACTGATCTTGCGCCCTGGATTGATCAGAACACCTAAGTCCTCAACAAAATTCTCCTCATCGTAAAGTGCTCCGTAGAACTCGATGATGCGCGGCCAACGTTCTTGGCGGATGGCTGTTGAACCGATCAGCCCGTCCGTTTCATTGTCGAAGAAAATGTATCGCATTATGCAGCCTGCACGAGTTTGAATTTGCCAGCAGTTTTATCGACGGCAAATCCTGAAGCAGGTTCAATGTCCATCCAAGTTATATCCTTGCGTGAGGTTGAACCGCCGTGATCAGTCATCTCAACAAAGTTTTCCTCACGTCCATTCGGGAAGAAAAAGCGACCACCCATTTCGTAGATTTGCGCAATGCGATAGAGGCCGCCAATGCGGATCAGCACCTTGTGCTTTGTTGGTTCGAATTTCATCCCTGCTTTTCCTTTTTGATAAGTTGATCAATTTCTTGCAGCATCTGAGAGTAAACGGAATTGTCGTCGAGGCTGTCTTCGTGGCCACCTTTTGCAAACTGATTGGCATAGCGAGTCACCTTGCCAACAATTTGAACGTAAAGTGCAAAGCGATTGAAGTCAGCTTCTGTGGTAAGTGTCACAGGCTTGTTCTGGAACATCAGCACCATGATCTTGCCGAACAACTTGTAGTTGTCGCCATACAGCGCATTGCGTTGCTTGAACAACTTGCCTAGGTCGGTTAAGCGTTGGTCAACTGTCTTGCTCATCATTTCACCTGATACGTTTTTATGCCAGCGTTGCGGAAGACTTCAATGACCTTTTCAGTGTCATCGAACGCCACCAGCACTTCGCTAGGGTTTACCATTGCATTTTCCTTCAAGAGTCTCAACTTTAGCTCACCAGCTTTGGTGTAATCATCGTCCGGCCGCATGAAAACTTGTTCGATGCAATGTCCGAGGCCATTGTCGTGCAGCCAATTTGCTGTCATCTTGCGCCACTTTTCATTGCGACCAGTGACCGCCAGAACAGGGTGCTCTGCCAAGAAGAAAGCCTTGATGGTCGCAACCATGTCAGGGTTGGGTTTATCAAGGTGACAGAGCGAATGATACTCGTCCCACTGCTTCGCTTCAGCGAGGTGCTTGCGATGATCATCATTGCACAATGTGCCGTCAAGGTCAACAATGACGTAAGGTTTTTCCACCATCATCACACCTTCATCAAGTCAGCAGCTTTTGCAAGCTTGCCGCTGATGCCGTTGTACATTGCCCCATCAAGCCCCTCTAGCTTGCGTAAGGCAGTGGCTGCTTCTTCGAGCAAGGCGATTGCCTTGCTCTGCTTCGGAACGAAGAATGGCTCAGCCCAAGGCCAAACATTCAGCACCTGCATGCGCATGTTCTCAATGATGTCTCGGTATTGGTCTTGAACCCTTAGACTGTTGCGCTTCATGCACAGCTCAACAAGATTGCGGAAGTTGTACTTGCAGACGATTGCAGAGTGAACGCCAATTGGCAGAACTTCACGTGCATCCTCCAACGGCACGCCCTGCCCAACAAGGTTGCGGTAGTTGGTGATGCCTTCTTCCATTGCAACTGTTGCTGCTTTGCCTTTGTCATCATAAGTGGCCGCACCCATATCAATCACGCGTTGGGATTGCATTGCGTAAGAGCCAGTGCGAGTGCGAGTGATCTGTTGGCATGTTGAGCGGCTGACTTGCGTAATCAGGAATGTGCAATCCGCAAACTCCCATGAGCTGGGGATGGTGCTGGCCATGTACAGCAACTCATTTTGAAGTGCTGTTGAGTCCATCTTCAGAATACCTTCCCAAGCATTTTCAAGGCTCATTCGTGTAGCCTTGGTAAACACCAACATGCGTGCGGCGTGATAGTCATCTGGATTGCCCTTGCCTGTGTAATCAATCAATTTGACCTTAGCCATTTTTCTTCTCCTCATAGTGTTTTGAATTGTCGCCTTCAATCATAGCTTGAATCAGACGCACATCGTGCACAACGTCGTCAAGCAACAGTCCTGGACGCCACGTGGCGAAACGACCAAGTGAATATATGTTCCATTCTTTTGAGGCCCAAAGAATAAAGTCCTTCCGTTCAGCCTCATCGATGTTTTGAATTTTTGCATAGGGCTGCTTTTTGTATTTAACCCAACGCAGGTCTTGCGAACCAAGCCCAAAATTGTCAAGATAGGATTGAGCAAGTTCATAGAGTTTACGTTCATCACAATCCGACTCCAGCTCCTTTGGGAATTCAATTATCATTTCATTGCCAGTGATTGAAGAGCGGTATGCTAAGCAATTATCATCCGGCAAGTATAGGGTGGCATAGAACTCCCAATCGACCGGAAGCCCAACCTTAAGCACAGCCCCATCACGCTTCTCAAACTTCGACTTGGTGAAGCCTTTGTAGCCAAGAAGATTGGCAAGAGCATCCATCGGCATGGTGGATATGATTGGATCGCCACGCTTACGAACAGAATTGATAAAGTTCAGGTCGATAGAATAGCCAAAAACTATCGAACTCTCAAGACTGTTGCTCATGCGCTTGATGAAGTCTGGTGGGGCAATGTAGCGTTCGGAAACTTCCGCACCAAAGGCACTGTTGATTGAGCGCAGCGAGGGCTTGCCATTGACCTTCATTGAATAGCTGGCCATGGCGGCCAGCCGCGTTTTGTGCTCAGTGTGAACGTCTTTAATCACATTCACCTTCTTGAAGGTGATGCCCGTAACATCAGAAACTGCCCGCGTTCTGAACCGCAGCAAGGCAGCATGATTGTTAGGCAGAGCAGCAGCACCCTCAAAGATTTTTATCTCTTGGTTCCTGAGCATATTGCCAGCCAGCAGGCCAGCCATTCCTGCACCGATGATGTGTGTTGTCATGCGCGACCTCCCATCTCCTGAGCGGCGAAGATCGCTTGGACGTCATTTTGCAAATTGGCCATTGCGTTGTCAATGTCCTTTGAAGCAGCACCCATATTGAGATGCATCCAAGCTTCCTGCCGATCAGCGATGGTCAACTTAGTCTTCTCGTCCTGAGTTAACTCAGGCATCTCGAACCCGAGTGACTCAAAGTAGGATTTCTCAGAGGCCTTTGAAGCCAATGACAGCGAATGATTGGCGAGTTTTGCTGGCCCAGGAATGTCCCCAGCCCAGCGTTCGCCAAGATCATGGAACAAAGCCGCCTTGATCAAGTTCGCTGAAGCATCAGGCCACTGCAACAGGATCAAGAAGGCAACACCCCAACTGTGATCTGCGTTGGTCTGCGGATCGACCGCACGCATGGTGTGCCAGCGGCGAACCTTGCCAGCTTCATAAAGGTCAACAATGTTCGGCCATGGGAGTTGAAGGTTCTGAAACATCACTTGTCTCCCTTCTTGGCTTTTGGCTCTTTGGGAGGCCGTGGGTTCGAGTGGCTTGGCTTGATCTTCACTTCAACAGGGCTCACCTTAGCGACCTGCTGAATGTAGAGGCCAATGGCTTCACCGTCAACTTCCTTCCCCTTCTTCAAACGCTCACGCGCAAAAGCTGCGAGAGTTTGCGGATGAATGCCTTCGATCATTACGGCGTGGTTGAACCCTGCCTTCTGAATTGCCGCGAGGCACTTCTCAGCTTGCGAGGATTCACCTTTCATGAACTCAGCATAGACTTCCATCTTGATGATGCCTTCGCCGTCGTACTCTTTCACCTTAGCGATGGCCAGCTTGCGCTTGGCTTCATCCTTAGGCAATGAACCTGACACAACAGTGTCCAGCTCAACCTCAAGGCCATTGTCAGTGGCGTATGATTGAAGGCCGCACTGGTTCAGTACGGTTGGCAGAACTTTCGAAGTGATGTTGTGGCGTTCCTTCGAAAGGGTTTTTGATTTTTCTTCAAGCGCAGCAATCTCTGTGTCGATATCGCCAACACGCTTGGCAACTTTATCGAGTTGGAGCTTGAGGGCAGGACTAATTGTCCCACCCTCTGCCGCACCCATGATAGCGTCGAGTGCTTCCTGTTCCATTACATTTTCTGCCCTGTGTCAGCTTGCGCACCTTGACGGCTGTCGCCAGCATCTTCATCAACGTTCGAGAGATCAGCCTTGACTTCGCCCTTGAGAATCTTTTCACGGAAGTCCTTCACTGCTCGGAGGCGACCAGTGAAGTTTCCAAGATCAGCGATGGTTACGTCAGGGGTGATCTTCCATCCCATCCAATCACCTTCATTGTTCGACTCAGGGACAGTTGACAAGACGTACGAACGATAAAAGAGTGGAGGTGTCACTTCCACTCCATTGTTCACAACCTTCTCATTGGTGGCATAGGTGAGCCACTTGCGAGATTTCTTCAGCTGGGTGCTTGAGAAGGGAATGAAGCAAGGGCGGCCACCAGCACTGAGGTTCAGGCAAAAGAATTGCGCAGTCTCAATAATCTGGTTTCCATTCGGCTTCATCCACTTGCCTTTTTCATTGACAGTATATGTCGATGGGTCTGGCTGTTCTTCGTAAATGGCAACAAGCCCTTTGCCTGAAGCACGCGGTGCCCATTCCAGCCACTGCGTAACAAAGTGCAATGGAAGGATGTGAACCTCTTTAAAGATTTGGGACAAAGCAACATCGTAAATTTGCCCAACACGTGCATTCTCATCATAGAGTGCGTGCTGAGGTTTCACTTGCGGCGACAACCCTTGCAGAATAGTGAGGCGTGGAATGAGAACGTCCTTTGCGCGAACGTGCTCAAGGCCAGTGCCAACACCGCCGAGCATTTCCGCCAACTCATCACTGACAACAGGCAGCGATGGATCGACAGTTTCTTGTTTTAGTTTTTTTGTGGGGGTTAAAGTTTCTACAGCGGCTTGCACAGCTGGAACATTTTTATTCATAGTTACTTCCTTTCAAGTTGGCTTAGGCATGATGCCGTTTTTGCAACCTTTTCTTTATGCCCTGAAAACAAGGCGGAAGGGTGGCGAAAAGCGAAAGTTCCTGATTTTCGTCAAAACCGCGAGCCATTTATGTCCGTTTTCTCAATGAATTGTGGGTAAAATTATTTTGTGGAAAGTGATAAAAGACCTTTTCTTTTCCTGAAAAATGGCGCATAACATGTTTATTGATTAAGCGGGTCGGGTTCCCCCAAGCATAAGGAACCTCCTCTCCGGTAGGGAGTGGGGCAGGCCTAGGAGCGAAAGCAGAAGAACCTAGGCCGGATGAAGCCCCTAAGTGTGAAGCGGTTCCAAACGCCCACGCTGCCTCTGGTTTCCGGGAGTGAAAATAAAACAAGATCGAAACTGCGTGAGCTTTTGCTTGCGCTGTCTTGCGGTGAGGCCGCAACTGACGATGATCAGAAACTTTAACGCTGGAGAGCGAAGATGAAGCTAACTTTCCCAAAGACCATCACCAACGACCCTTTGGCTGCAGGAAGTCGCGCTGCTCAGCCCAAAACCTTCGGTGAGTTTAATCGCTACAAAGTCTGGCCAATGCATACGCGCTTTGAAGCTGTTCAATGGTTTGTGACTGACGTTGAGCAGAAAAATGAACTTGATCTTCCTCTCGTCATTCGCCAAGAATCAACCTTGGAGGCAGCGATAAAAGGTTTGGTCTGAAAGATCGAAACGGGCTCAGGCCCGTCTCACCGTAAGGCGGTGACTGACGAGATCAGAAACTCAAACACTGGATGGTGAAAATGACAAATCAAATTGAAGCTGTGGCAACCCCAACAGCCATCGATGAGCAAATCAAGGCTCTTGAAACGCAAAAGGCCGAACTGCTGGCCAAACAGGAAAAGGATGCTGCTGAAGCTAAGGACGCTGCCCAAAAGGCAAAGTGGTTAGCTGAGAAGGAAGCCACCAAGGTGAAGGCTGAAGCATTAGGCAACAAGTGGACGAACATTTATAAAAATCTGGCTGTTGAGATCACTCACCAAGCAAAGACAAACTACAAAAAAGATTTCACTTGTGAAGTTGAAACAAAGTTGATTGAGAACACCTACTCATTCAGATCAGCCACGATTTTGAAAATCAACGGCAATATTGCTAGCATCTATCACCGCGAACGTTTCGCAAGCTCGGGCTCAAAGTGGCGCACTGGCCCATGCATTGGGATTGATCTTGAGATTGGAACAACCCGCTTTCAAGATCGCAAGAACGGTGGCTATCGCTTTGCTGATATGGCTCGTATGTTGATTGAGAAAATCGTGAAGTCTGAAGCTGAAGAAAAGCGCAACAACGCTTACCAGACGAATTATGTCATCGTTGAAAGCTGGAAGAAAGCGAACCCTGAGTTGGCGGTTTACGGCCGCAATGAAAATCGCATCCAAGCAAGCCACAATGCTGACAAGCCCTTCGTGCTGAGCGGAAAGATGCACATCACTGCAACCCAAGAAGAGATGGAGCGGATTTGCAAGTTGCTCAATGACAATGGACTGAAAGTTGAATACGCATAAGACCGAAACGGGCTCAAGCCCGTCTAGCAGTTAGGCTGCTACTGATGATGGTCATCGGAAACATGAACACTGGAGAGTGAAATGGCACTTTTAGATAACCACCTACACCAAGGTTGCTTAAAGCAAGCAATATCCGATTATGGGTTTACTCATATCATCGCTGAGCTAGCTTATGAATTGAAGCTGGAAGCTAAGAATGGCGAGCCTGAATTTGCTCAGGCCCTTCACGACGCTTCTTTCATCGTTGAGCAATCGGCGCAGCCTCTAATAGCGAAGGGGTTTTGAAATGAAACGCGAAACAATAATCAAGTTGCTGAAGGCTTATGGCCATTCAGCTTTCAAGGCAGTTGAAATTGCCATCGACTATGAGCGCGGCGATAAGCACGCTAAGGATTGGGTGGCTGCTGTCATCGGTTATGCAGTAAGGAGTGCACTATGAACAACGACCGCCGCAAGGCCATCCGTGCTCTTTATCCTCAATGCGAAGAGCTTCGCAAAATTCATGAAGCAGCCAAGGTAGCTGTTGAGGCTTTCCGTGAGTTTGCTGCTGAATTGTTTGGTGATGTCGACACAATCATGAACGAAGAACAAGAGTACATCGAAAATCTTCCTGAAAACTTACAACAAGGCGACAAGGCAAAAGTTGCTGAGGCAGCAGTTGAGGCTCTTTCAGAAGCCAAGGATATGTTAGATCAATTAGATGTGGAAGAGTTCGACGTTGATGATGTTATCGGAAAGCTTGATGAAGCGATTGGAGCGTAAGATGAAACAGTGCCTCGCATACCCAACTACCAAGGGAATAAATGCCGGAATATATCCGGATGAAGTCATCGCAATCGTGCATTTTGAAAAGCCTTATTACATTGGGTGGAAGTGTACATCATTGAAGAACGGAAAGTTGGACCATCCAGCGTATGAAAGACCAATGAGCACCAACGATCCGCGCCTCTTCAAATTGAAAGGTGCGAACAGATTGTCAGACCCGACAGCAATGATCCGAAAAGACAGCCATTGGAAATTCGTAGAGGTGTTGGGATGAAACTCATTGCCATTGCTCTTGTCGTCGCTGTGCTCTGCACTTTCTATCTTGGTCAGATGTACAGCGACGCGATGACGATCTGCCGCAATAATCACTCGGTTGATTATTGTGTAACTGAATTGAATTGAAGGAGAAGAAGATGACAACTTGGATCGAAGGTAAAAACGGCAACCGCGCTTCGGTTGAACGCTGGGGTAGCGAAGCTGAGGCTGCAGCGAGGTTAGCAACCTTAAAGAATTGTGACAACTGCTCAGACTGCTCAGACTGCTTAGCCTGCTCAGGCTGCTCAGGCTGCTCAGGCTGCTCAGGCTGCTCAGACTGCTCAGACTGCTCAGACTGCTCAGGCTGCTCACGCTGCTCACGCTGCTCAGACTGCTCAGACTGCTCACGCTGCTCAGACTGCTCAGGCTGCTCAGACTGCTCAGACTGCTCAAATGTCTCCCACCTCTATATCAAAGAAAATCTATGCGGCGACCCTGAAAAAGAAACAGAGGGCATTATTGGGCAACCACCAATCCCAAAGATTGAAAACATTCACGCCAAAATCTTTGAGGCTGTCAGCCAGCCAAAGGCACTTGATATGGGAAATTGGCACACTTGCAATACTACGCATTGTCGAGGCGGGTGGATTGTTCATCTTGCGGGCGAAGCTGGCTATGCGCTGGAACGCTACCACAATACACTATTGGCTGCACAATTGATCTACCGTGAAAGCGGCTATCAGATTAACCCAAGTCGTTTCTTTAATGGCAACACCGATTCAATGGCCGACATGAAAAAACTTGCAGAAGCAGAGAAATCGAAATGAAAAAGCCAATCGAAGAGGTGTTACGGCCTTGGGCTTCTATGGCTGTGTTCAGTGATGGGAACGCCAAGCTGATATCCAACCACGGCAACTTTAAGGCGGCTGAGCGGGCATGCAAGACTGAGATCAGCCGCCTCAACCGTGGCATAAGCAAGTTGCCTGAGGTGCCAGTGAAGCTTGAAATCTGGCTAGCCAAGTGGAAGTGCTGGACTGCATTTAAAGTCGAGGCCGAAAAGGGAGATTGATCTCCCTTCCATCCGTAGAGCGGGTGCTGATGAGGCCCATCAGAAACACTGGAGAGTGAAATGAAAATCGATCTCGAATTCAAAGACCGAACAAAAACATCTGCTTGGTATTATAAAACAGCAAGAGAACTTCTTGACAGAGGTGAAATAAGTGCTGCTGTGAAATGGCAAGAAAAGGCTGCGCACGTTAGCAAAATCGTTCGTATTCGTTATTTTGATTCATCACCTTTATCGAACACTGGAGAGTGAAATGACATTAGAAGAAACTGTCAAGACCTTGTTTGGCTATGAGGGTGGCTTTGCTTCAAAGCTTCCACGCATAACAGGGTTGGTCCTGAGCCACGGCAAGTCTCAAACAACAAAGGGCATCTCAACAGGTGGCCACCTGCAACTGGAGGAAAGGAATTGCTTCGGCAATGCGCTGCTGACTGCGCTGAAAAACAACTGGGAATATTGCCAAGGTTACGCAATGGCGGAAGCTGTGGGCTTTCCGGTTGAGCATGGTTGGTGTTGGGATGGGGAGAAAATTATCGACCTGACTTGGCGTGGGAAGGAAGATGTCATCTTCCATTATTACGGCATCCACCTAACTGCTAAAATTGCAAGTCAATTCGCTATCAAGACTGGTCACTATGGTCTTGAGTTTTGGCGCGACCGTGACGGCAAAGGCTATGAATTGATCAAGAACCATCTGGAAGGAAAACAAAATGAAAGCCTATGAACTGATTGCTGATCCGAAGAACTGGCGCAAAGGCGGCTATGCTTATGATGCGCATGGGAAGTCTTGCTGGTGGAATGATCCAGAGGCTGTCTGCTTTTGTGCTGGTGGCGCAATTCGAAGATGCTACGATGGAGTAGAATTCAAAGAAAAAGGACAGCTGTTGCGTGATGAGGTCGTAAAATTAGGCTTCGAAACCGTTGCAAAATGGAATGATGCTGAAGCAACAACTCATGAGGAGGTTATCACCACCCTCAAGAAAGTGGAAGATGGATCATGAAAGTTCCAACAGAGGTCATCCTAATCAAAGAATTCAAGAGCATGCTTGTTGCTCTTGAAGCCCTTCATCCGAAACTAAGTTATGCGTTATCGTTCCACAACCAACGCTTTGACCCAACTAACATTCGGCGTCAACTGACGCGGATTGAACTCAACATGAAAGCAAAGGAAAATACAAATGAAAATACATTCTGATTTTGCAGGCCATACAATGGCTGACGTTGGCGAGAAGGACTCAGTAGGCGACATCCTTAAGAAGACAGGCCTCAACTGGGATGTCACTCAGCGTGACATGTCTTATGAGTTTGAGGGGAAGGTGATGCCTTCGCGGAAGAAGGCACTTGTGCGTTCCGACAACGGAAGCCTGCTCACTGTTACTGGTCTTGGGTGGAAGCCCGTTCAGAACCGTGACATCGTGAAAATGTTCAAGGACTTTTCCGATGAAGGTGGAGCGCACCTTGAGCGGCTTGGGCAAATCCGTGGTGGTCGTGGTCTTTGGGCCTTGGCCAAGATTGACTCCAGCTTCAAGGTTGGTGGCAATGACGAAGTGAATGGCTACTTGCTGTTGAGTTCTTATCATGAGGTCGGCAACGCAACGTCAATTTGTGTTACTGCGAACCGTGTTGCTTGTGACAATGCGATTGTTTGGAAACTTGATGAGTCTGGGCGCAAATATATCCAAAGCCACACAAAGCACTTCGACTTCAGTAAGGCACGTGATGCCGTAGGCATGGCTAAGGAAGAAGTCGTCAAGCTCGGAATTGAAGCCAAGGCACTCAAGAGCCTGAAGATGAGTGAGTTCGAAACTGTGCGATTGTTCGCAAGCCACTTTGTTGAGTCTGAAGGTAAGGAACTTGACACCATCGTGAACAGGATGATTGGCGATGATCGCGAGCAGCCGCTGGCTGTCCGTCAAATTCTGCACTCCTACCACAAAGCTCCCGGCGCCATTCAAGGCAACGGCTGGGGTGCTTTGAATGCGGTCACTCATTGGGCTGACCACGTTGCTGGCAACAAAGCGGAGGCTCGATTTGACAAGGCTATGTTTGGAAACAACGCCCAACTTAAGCTCACTGTCAAGAAGGAACTCTTGGCGATGGCCTGATAAATTAACTCTTCCATCATGGTGGTGGGAGAGACCAACCTCAAATAAGGAATATCAAAATGAACGCATATAAAATTTTCATCGACCAAGCCACCGACGCTGTTGAAGTCAAGGCATTCCCAACCAAGAAGGATGCCCAGGCAACAGGCAACTCAGGCATCATCATTTCGAAGCTTGATGACCTTACCCAGAACCCGTTGTTCACTGGCACCATTCTTGCAGCAATCTACAATGAGGTGATCGTTGACAAGTCCAAGGTGATCAAAAAATTCTCTGATCGTGAGACAGCGGTGCGCCGCGTTTGGGAGGTTCTTGATGGACCTGTGGATGAGGTCAAGAAGCCAGAGCCGAAGGAAGCGGGTGCCCCTAAGGAAGTTAAGCCTGCTAAGGCCCCCAAAGCCCCTAAGGGCGATAAGCCCAAGGCTGAGCGCAAGGGTACGCGCCGTGCGATGACTCTGTCATTGGCGAAGGATAAGGCCAACCCTTACCGCGTTGGCTCAGCTAGCCACAAGACGTTCGAGCTGATCTCCGAAAAACCAAACAAGACCTATGCTGAGTACATTGACTTGGGTGCACGCAGCAACACCATCAACGGTATGTTGCGGGACGGATTGGCTAAAATTGGTTAATCTGGGCTAAAAAGCAAAAGGCTCGTAGCTCTCTTTTTTCCTTCTTTTCCTACTCTCTTCTAAGAAAAAGAAAAGAGAATAAGAAGGAAGTAAGGGCGGGTTTTGGAAACAAGCACTTTTTCCGAGCTACGAGCCTTTTCGGTTTTCAACAACATTGGAGGTTTTGACGATGAAATATATTTGGGAAGCTGCGGACATTTTCCCTAACCGCAGAGTGATGATTGAGAATGAGGAGACTGTTATTTGTGGGCACATTGATGGTGACGTTGACATTGAGTGCTTCACTCCCGTTTCCCTCAAGTATGGCTACATCCATGAAATTCGTTTAAGCAGATCAAAAGCAGAAATTGCAACTCTGCTGAATGAGCTCAAGGCAGTGCCAAAACCGCTTGCAGAAAAGAAGGTGTAACTTGACCGAACTCAACTGGCTTGAACACACGCGCATGTTGCCCAAGGGCCCACAGCTGAAGGGCTATGACCACCTCATGAAGCAAAAGTGGTTTGCCATGTTCTCTGATCCAGGAACGGGCAAGACCAAGTTGTGCTTCGATATCTTTTGCACAAAGGCAACACTTGATGAGGTTGACACACTGATTGTTTTCGCTTATCCGAGCGAGGTTCACATTCAATGGGTGGTTGAGCAATTTGAAAAGCATTGGTGGACTAACCTGAAGGAACGCCGCAATGCTTGGGATGGCAAGAAGCTACCCGACTGGGCATTGAAAGCACCGAAGGAAGGTGAGAAGCATATCCTAACTTTCAATATTGAGTCATTGCGTTCCAAAAAGGTTTTCGAGCCGCTGCTTGACTTAGTTAAGCGGCGTGGCGACCGCATCATGTTTGTCATCGATGAGTCACAGACGATCAAGAACAAAGAGTCAAAGTCTTGGTTCCGAGCCAATAGCCTTGGCAAGTTCTGTGAAAACAAAGGCATCATGACTGGTACGCCAATTGCTAAGTCGTTGGTGGATGAATGGTCTCAATTCTGCTTCCTGAGTGAAGACATCATCGGCATTGAATACAAGACTGCCTTCCAAGCCCAGTTCTGTGTTATGGGTGGCCGCGACGGCAGGGAATTTATCGGCGCGCGTCAGCTCGACGTATTCAATCGCCTCATTGCCCCTTACACATTCCGCGCAACAAGGCAGGAGTTTGGAATTCCTGACGCTATGCCGCCGGACGAGTTGGTGTTCAACCTGACACCTGAGCAACGCACAGCCCAAGAGTCACTGCGCGAAACGTTCTTGCTTGAGTATGATAGGTTGGCCAATAACTTTGGAACTGACGTTCCTGTTGGTGAACTTTTGACCATCAGCAATATTGGAGTTCTCTTCCTCAAGTTGCAACAAATTGGTGGAGGTTACATTGTTGGCAACGACAAAGAGCTCCACTGGTTGAAGGAGAACCCACGCATTGAGGCTTTTGATCAGTTCCAGGCTATTCAAGATGACAAGCTTGTTGTTTGGTGCCGCTTCAGGCCTGACATTGAGTTGCTGAAGAAGCGCTATGGTGATAAGGCTGTCACTTACTACGGTGGCAACACCAGAGAAGAGAAGCAAGCTGCCAAGAAGGCATTCATCAACGACGATAAGGTGCGGCTGTTCATAGCCAACCCTGCTTCAGCAGGAACAGGAACGGACGGCCTTCAATATGTTTGCAGAAAAGGAATTTACTATTCCCACACCTTCAATTCAATTCTTCGCACTCAATCTGAAATGCGCACCTGCCGCTTGGGTTCGACTGAGGTGGGACTTTATCTTGATATTATTGCGCGAGCAGGAATTGATCGCTTTGTTATTAACAATGTAAAAGGGAAAAGGTCTTTTGCAGACCTTGCCCTAGGAGACTTGAAAAATGCTATCGAAGAACTTGAAACTTAATCAGAAGTACAGCCCACGTGAAAGGGCTTTGGTGATGCACTTAATCCAACACAACACTTCTGCGATTGACGTGATTGCGGAAGCTGTTCAGAAGGATTGTGGGAAGCCAATCAGCACTAAGAATGCCACCGCAATTATCAAGTCGGCTTCCAGCAAGTTGCCTCTTGATAAGCTGCGGATCGTTCGCAACTCTCCATTGGGTCGTGGCAACAGAGGCCTTTACACGATTGAGAGTTTGAAGTGATTGGTGATGTTGGAGATTATTGGAATGATGCGAAGGAGCACAAGCGCGAATTGCGCAGCCGCTTAGGCGTGGAGTGCCCGAAGTGCAAAACCGTTCGCCCGAAAGCCCATCCGTCAATCCTATTGCCGCAGCAGCAGTGTAAGGTTGATGGTTACATAGACCCAAGACCAATAGAGAAGGAGAAGAAGAATGAAGACACCTAAAGAATTCTGGGATCAACTGGCAGAGCACGATTGGTGGTACAATATGGCGAATGATCACCTGATCTACACGCGTGGTCGTGATTCAGAGGTGGCCATCGTCGTCGTTCTAAAGAACCAACCGGAACTTGATCCGATGCATCAGCATTTCAGCAAGTGCGTATTCGGCGACAACAGAGTTCCAAAGAAGGCAGACTTTGAGGCTTGGCAAGCCAAAGTGAAATCATAATTTAACAACCACCACAACTGAAATAAAAGGAGAGACAAATGATTTTGGATTTTTTGAAGAAGCTTGATGAATTGGGTGATGCCGGAACGGACATCCGTGAAGCTATCGAGAAGCTTGGCGGGTTGAATGGGGATGTTCATGATTCAAGCGTCAATGCTTTGAAGGCTCTGGATGAAGGGCTGGGGAAGCATATGGATGACATTGCTGCATCAAGAACCGCAGCAAACAATCACATTGCCACGCTGAACAAATCCCTTGACAGTGCTGGCAGTTTCCGTAGGTTGATTGAGGAGACAGTTGCTCTTCTTGAGAAACAAAAAATCCTCAGCGAGCAGCACATCAAGAAAATTGCTGGCGCAATCGAAACAATCAAGGTCGCGCCAGAGGATATGGCGAAGCACGAAGAAGAGAAGGAGGTTGAGCCTGTTCCGTTACCAAAGGGTGAATTCTCTGGAGAGCCAAAGGGCGAGCCTTTCTTTAAGCCTGTGCCTGGCAAGCGCGAGCCTAACGAGATACAATTCTAAATGGGATTGATCTTAGCTATCTTGATTTGCACAACTAACCTCATTCCGTTGCCTGCTAAGGATGAGGTGGTCGCTGATCAGAATTGCCAGTCTGTTGAATTGTACGGGCCGCCAAAGCCCATTGTGTGCAGAAAGAATCCAGTGCCGGAAGCAGGCCCGACTGGATGTGAATGTGAACAGAACCCCAAATTAAAAGGATGTGAAAATGGCTAAACCGAATTTAAAATTATTCCCTGAGCGGCAAGTTATCAGGGCCAAGCGTTGGCTGCGTTCAAAGAACGGCCAAGCCCTAATGGCCGCGAAGGGCAACAAGGCTGCTGAAAAACTTTTCCAACCACCACGTCACATTGCTGATAATTTAATGCGGGGTTAGCTCAATGGTAGAGCCATAGTTTTCCAAACTAAAGACAAGGGTTCAATTCCCTTACCTCGCTCCAAACAAAAAAGCCCTGCATCCAGTTAAGGAGCAGGGCTTTTTTGTTTGGGAGGAAAACACCGTGATGACGCTCACGGTGGGCGATTGAGAAGCGAGTTAGTTGTCTTTCTTGGATTTCAGGAGAGCGTTCAAACGCATGATCTCAGTGTAACGCTCTTCAGCTATTTTTCTAGATCGATCAGCATCATCGCGAAGCTCCCTCATTACTCTCGTATTCTCGGAATTTTTTAGCATCCAAACTATAACAACAACCGATAAGCAGATCACAAAAGCTATTTGTGCTGTTGGATCACTCGAAATATAATTAAGCCACATAGTTATCTCCTATTCGTTAAACCTATCATCCCAAAGCGGAAGATCAACAGTTTGTCCAGCCAAGGCATGGGTGCAGTCACCAAGAAATTGAATCCGGCCATTCTTCACGAAAGAGTGACATTGAAAGCACTTCCATGGAGATGTCTTACCTGTTCGTTCTTCATAGTTGCAATAGCATTTGCCAGTTTCAGCAGCTGCACCGCCTGCATAGTGGCCCGCACGGACAAGCACTGAAGGCGAGAAGGTTGGTCGCTCAAGATTGCCATTGAATGTCCAACCTTTTGGCTCATACCTGATGCCGTGAACCTCATTGCATCCTGGACAACGGAAATGCACGCCGCGTTCATGCGGTGTTACATGCTCATTTACCCAAAGGCTGGCGCGAGCACTCACGGACAAGAAGCCCCTTCCGCTGCATTGTTCACCGCCATCCAGCGGTTGGTCACGTGGATGGATTGCAAAGTTTCCGGCGTGAGCACGTCACCCTTGCGATTGTAACTTACGCTTGGCCCTTGCCGCCAATTAACACAATCGAGCGGCTTATTTCCCTTTGAGGTCGTTGGGATCGCCATTGGCATCGAACAACTTGCCAGCAGCATCCCCAGCATCAGCAGCAGCGTTAGTCCTTTTAATTTCAGCATTGGTAGCCTCCACATCCCTTGCATCTGCGCCTGCCTTCCGCTCTTGCGCTACAGCAGCAGCTTGGGCTCGAGCGTAGTACGCCTTGAACACCCAGTACAATAGCCCGACGATGCCTGCCGCACCGCCGAGCGCCGTGTAAAGCCAGAGCATTATGCACCGCTGGCCGCAGTAGCAGCAGTGACCGTGGTATTAGCAGCAGTGACCGTGGTGTTGGCAGTGACAGCAGTGGCCGAAGCTGCCGTGGCCGTGGTATTGGCGGTTGTGGCTGCTGTCAATTCAGCAATCGCGCCTTTAACAAGTGCGATCTCAGCTGCAAACTGAGGGAAAACAGAAGTTGCAAATGCCGCAACAACTGGCGTATCATCCGCAATAGTTTTGAGCGTGGTAGCGCTTACATTTGTATGCACAACGGAAGCCACCAGTGCAAGAGCTGCAGAAGCCACACCAGTGATGATCGTGGTCGCGCTGATCGGCCCACCAGAAGAAGCGGCGACGACAGCGTGAATGGCGCTGCCAATAAATACACCAACGCTGGCAAGAGAAATAGAGCTGAAAAGGGTCTTTGGGTCGAACATAGAATTACCTCCTAAAATTGGGTTTTGCCTGTTTCCCACAGGCGCGGGTTTAAATAACGATAGTAACCACGCCCAAAGGCCACTTGCAGGTGGTTTTAGAGGGGTTACAGACGATTTTTCAATAGGAATGGGCGGTTGCGCCTTTGCAGGCGGCAAGGCTGCAGGCGAGGCTGCAAGTGGCACTAGTCTGGGTGGATCACGCGGCTGCACCGCACCAAGGGCGATTACGTGCGCTGGAATGTCCAAATCCTCAGTTACCACCAGTTTGGCCCGCCCCCAATAGGTTCGGCGAGCGGCAAGCCCATTGAGGCCACCATTGACCTTACGAGTGTCGATTACAATATCGTCAACCAGCGCCGCTGGCCCCATGTTGCGATCCTGCCAGTAAGCACAAGCCGCGTGAACCGCATTGTCCGCGATCAAAAGCAATTCAGGATGGTTCACAAGGTCGATGCCGAGTTCTTTTGCTTCGGCAGCATAATTGGTAGCACCCGTTGTCATGAAGATGCCGCGACCCTTGTCTTTAACACCATCACCAGGATGGATATTGCCGAGGTCTTTGCGACCTTCATAAGCCGCACCACTGGCATATTCCTCAAGGGTTTTGAACCCATCAGTTTCTTCGGCTCCTTCTCCGAGGAACATCCACACTGCATGCTTGTTAGTGATCCCATAAATCGGTAGCCAGTGCATCATCGCTGGCGCAAGCGCAGTGATCAGCTTGTCGTTGGCGAAGGGTGAAATGGCACGGAGGTGTTCTTTTGTCAGGATCATGGCTGAGCTCTCATTGGAGTATTCATTGGAACCTCCTGTTTTTGAGTTGGCTTAAATGTAAGGATTGGTTCTCCTTCTTTTGTGCAGATCGGGACACCAGATTCATCGGTAACACCATAACGCAAAAGCTGAGCATCCTTACATAGGGTTATTTTCTGCTCAAAATCAAGAGCGCCAAATTTCCGCTGTCCCCACAAAAGGTCAAATTCCTGTTTTGCTATGGCCAAGGTGTTTTGCTGTGTTTGATCCATTACCAGCTTAAAATCGTTGGCGGTAAAGTTCTGCATCTCCCTTTTAAGCCATGGACGATAACCAGTGTTATCTCCGAAGACCCAAGCTGCACCTGCGAGCGTCATACCTGCCGTGAGCGTCGCTGCAATTTTAGTTAAGATCATGGTTTGGCCCTTCTGCGTTTTGGTTTAGTTTCATTCCTTCTCTTAGCGGCCATAACCAAAGTCGCTTTGTGAATACCACGCAGCTCTGATACCACAGCATCAAAGTGGCCAAGGATTGACTCCTCAAGTTCCTTCAAGAGTGCTTTTTGTGCATAATCCTTCATCACTTCAAACCTAAACTCATTGAGTTGTTTTGCAACTAACTCTTGCCCAGCGAATGCTGCATTGGCTCTTGCCATAGTGTTATCGATGTCTGCGTCTGTCCTGGCGATAGTAAGAACAAAGTCCTTATTGATTACATCGGCAGTTTTGCTATTAAGATTTTCTATGCGATACCACAAGCCAGCCAAAGCGAGAAAGAACGCAGTCATAACAGCCACGACCGTTCCGACATAATTCAATATTGTGTTTTCGTCAATGGTAGCCAAAATAGTTTCAATGCTATTCCATGTTATATTGTGATTCATCACAAATGAAGCCCTGTGCTAACGCCGCCGAGTTGTAACAGGATGATTACGCAAGCAATGGCGACGACGATAACAAGAATAAGTCCGCCAGGGTAAGGCAGCTTTGGATAGGCCCACACGATTCCGCAAACCGCAAGCACTGCAATGATGATTGTTGTAATTGACATGATTTAAGTCCTTCCGTGTAAAAGTGAAACAAAAACGCCAATAACTGAAGCAATGCCTACGATAATACCAATCCCACCAACAATCCAACCCCAGCCATCAGCCACGCCCTTGCCATGACTGGTAACGCCACGCTGAGTGAGTCGTAAATCGGTTACGTCTTTTTCGAGGTTGCCCATCTGCGTTGCAAATAGATCAGTTAAATCCTGAATGCGCTTCCCGAAATTGGTCTCGGTCTTTTCAGTGACTTCCTTGGCAGATTTAAATGCGGCATCGAGCGCCTTGTCGTTGCTCGTAAATTGCTGAGTGACACCTTTGAATTTTTCATTCGTGAGGCTTTCAGCATAATCAAACCTGTTATTGAACAATTCGGTCAGGTGTTCTTTGAGTGACGTAACCGCATCAGTTGTTAATTTAGTTGGATCAGGAACCGGAATGTTGCGACCTTGATTTTCCACCATCGGATCACCCCTCAGCCAAAGTTCCCCGCCACATCGGAACGCAGCGGGGCGTTATTGGATTATGACGCTGCAACTGGCGCAACAACAGGGGTAGCGCCTGGAATTGCAGCCACTGCATCGGCAACAGGTGTTCCGACCACGACAGCTGATGCACCCGCGAGGGTTGCGTTAGCAATGTCAAGCTTGGCGCTGATAGCGTCAATCGTAACTTGATCCGGCGACTGCGCGTTCTGGGCAGCAGTAAGTTCAGTCGTCAAGGTCGTGATTTGAGCTTTCAGCCCATCGTCAAGAGTTTTGAAGGCAGTCGCCGCATCATCAACGGCGCTCACCTTGGTAAGCAGATCAGAAAGAGTCGTAGCCATTTTATTCTCCATTTTAAAATATTGTTTGAGCAAATAAGTTTGTACCCGAAGCTGTTGCTCAATTGCAGCAAGGAGGCGGTTAGTTTCTTTTATTTCATGGTCAAACATTTTCAGTTCCTAAGCTTGCATCATCTTTAGGTGACGGTGCTTTACGTTTGGTAGGGGATTTCTCCATGGGTCAGAAAGCCACACATGAATACACGACGGCATCAGCAGCCACGGTTGTTGCGTTGAAAGTAACTGATGTTGTTGTGTTAGCAGTTTGTTTTAAAGTATCAGCAGGCGTGGTTTGATCCTGTGCATTGCAGACGTAGCCATTTGCTGCCGCTGGTAAGCCAGACAAGATAAATGTCCCAGCGGCGCAGACTGCGGCTGAAAATTTACCTGCAAGTGTACCGCCCACAAATGATGACGCGGCACATGATCCGGTTGTTCCCGTTGGGGCTGCGCCTGCCATAGTG